TAGCTCTGGCAACGGGCTACCGTTCTTTTTCTTATAGAGCGTGTCTAGTATGTAATTCGCTGGCGCGCTGTTCAGAAAAAGAATCCGTACATTAACAATTCGGACAACAATAGCAAACTCTATCATCGTTAGAATAAGTAAACTGGCCGAAGAAATGATTTGTAGCGGCTGCAGAGAACATAAGCTAACGACGCGAAGTTAAAAAATATGACTTTCAGTGTTGTATAGGTGAGTGTGTTCCCACCTTTATATTCAAAATCTTTTGGCAGAATGTAAATTATACACTCACCTACTCAGCACTGAAAGTTGAAAAATGCACCTGTAAACAAAAATAACAAGCGAAAGCGAGGATAATAAGATGAATAAGAGATTCAATCTAAAGCAAATTGTAGAAACTGTGAAAACGATTATTATCGTAATGCTTATTGCACTGCCTATTGGATTTTTTCTAGGTATTCAATACCAAGAGAGTAAATCCGATCAGCAGCAAAAAGCACTGACCAAAATAGTTCGCGAATTAAAACAAAATCAGTAGCTAATGTGGCGGCTACTGCATCTAAGGGTACGCCACAGAAATCAGTGACTGTCGAACCAACCGTACTACAGCCAAAACCAGCTGTAGCAGCGGGCTGCGAATTGGTTCGACAAGAGCTGGTTAAATATCCAAACTGGAGTGTCCGGCTAATGATGGCTATCGCCAGAGCTGAGAATAGAAACTGCGACCCACTAAATCACAACCTAACTAATACCGAGAATCACAGAGTGTGCATCGGCAGTTACGGTGTGTTACAGGTTGGTTGTGTACATTTTCGCTCTGACGAAAACAGAAACGATACGGCAACTGTTGTAAAAGTTGCATATCGAGTTTGGCAAAGTCAAGGATATACAGCTTGGACTAACTACCGAAACGGTGCGTATAAGGAGTTTTTGCGATGAATAGTAAAACAACAAGCCTGTTAGATAGTTTTGAGTTGAAATATGAACGGCTAAAAAGCGAGGATTATCTAGCAAGGCAGGCTAGTAACTGGCGCGCTCGTATGAAGCGGCGCAAGCAAAGAAAGGAGAGAGTGCGTGTACATAAGAGCAACACATAAGAAGTTCGACATAAACGACATACGGTCCACTGCGTCTTGTCCTGAATGCCGGTCAAAGCACCTGATGCTTTCCCGGGGGAGGCTATCCTGCCGTAATTGCGGCGTAGAGATTGGCAGAATCGGAAAAACCAACAAGTACGGTGCTAAGCGTACTGAAATGAACGGTAAGATATACGATTCAAAATTTGAAGCGCAAGTGGCTGCAGACCTAGAGGTTGAGAAAAAACTTGGCCAGATAAAAGACTACGACACGCAATATCGAATTGAAGGTTGGGTGTACGACGAAAACGGTAATAAAGCATTCCCTTACCGACATAAAGTAGACTTCAGGATCCACAACTTAGATGGCTCATTTACTTTACGAGAAGCTAAGGGAGTGGAGACCGACGACTACAAGTGGCGGCGGAAGATATTAGAGAATGTTTGGTTGCCTGCTCATCCTGATTACACATACGAGGTAGTATTCCAAAAACGCAACAAACGAAGTTTTAAGACTTCGCGACAATAACAACTAATAATCTGGTGCCCTATTCTATGCCAGTTTTTCCTATTCTATGGCATGGAAGATTGTAAAGTGAGCGGTTAAATGGCTAGAGATACTTAAGATTCTTAATCTTTAGAAATTGGTACAATTTTTAAAATCTAGCAGCAGCCAGAGTCCACCCTAGGAGGTAGAATGAAGCTAATCGTGACGGTTGATTGTAAGGACAGAGAAATATCACGGTATATTGATTCAGACACCGTAAAAGAGAATATGATGACAGAAGTCTGGAAAGGTATCCAAAAGCAGTTAGAAGAAAAAGGCTATAAGATAATCACTCTTTCGGTAGAGGAGTATAAGGAGAAGTAAGTTATGAAAAAACCAGTAGCTGAAGTGAATATCAAAATATTTAAAAAAGGCAGGAAATACTGTGGTGAAACCAAAATTGGTATGAATTCTGATGATCCAGAATTAGTTTTAGCTATTTTAAAAGCTCTTGATGACATATCAGCTAGATTTGCTAAAGACAGCGCAAAGGAACTAGCGAAAGATGTTTTGAGAAATATTTTAGAAGACGAGGATCTAGAGGAGCTTTTTAAGGAAGATGAAACGATATAAACTACTTAAAGATTTACCAAACCTTAAAAAAGGCACTATATTGTCGGAAGGCAAGCCAATTTTTGGTGTAAGGACACTTATAACTAAAAATAACGATGTAGGTTCTACTTTCATCGGTAATGAACTTTTTGAAGAGTTCTTTGAAGAAATACAAGAAGAGCCGACAGATAGTATTCATTGGAAACCTAGAATCGGCGATAGGTGTTTTATTCTTGCGAACGCCAACATAAGACTAACATCTTATACCGGAATGCTACGTGATTACAATGCTTGGCGTACTGGCAAAGTATTTCGCACCGAAGAAGAGTGCGAAAAAGCCCTCGACCGTGAACTAGCCGAAGTCAGACTACGCCGAACGTCAACGTTTAAGCCAGACTTTGAGAATGACAATGGCGGCTGGGTTGTTTATTATGACCCTAGAAAGAAAAGGCTCGAGGTACAGGAAGTCTATCGCCTTGAATATGGAGAAATTGTACGCTACCAAACCAAGAAAGAGGCTGAAAAGTCTATCAAAGAAAATGAAAAAGACTGGCTAACCTACTTCGGCGTGGAGGATTGTTAAATGGGACTTTTTGATATATCAGAGACAACTACTTTTCGCGACCTGATGCTAGAAAGATGCCGAGTAGTTATGGAGCATAGACTCGGAAAACATATGCTACGGAATCTAGAATTGCGAGAGTTTCAATATTCTTGCGCCGCCATAGATGATTTGGCAATTGCATTTTGCTCTGACGTGCTGTCTAACAAATTATGCGAGGATTCATACAGCGTATCAGACTCTCAGACGCTTCTCTTCCCGAAAACCCCATGGCAACACTTCAAGAATGACTACATGCCGAAATGGTTCATCAAGAAGTTTCCTATCAAGTACCTGCATAAGAAAGTAGAGTTTCATAAAACCATTAAAATCACTCGTCGAGAGACCTACCCGATGTGCGATATGGACATCAGAAATAGCCCAAGGCTCAGAGTGCAGCTGGGTACGCCGGTTATTAAAGACGAGGTAAAAATTAGCTAATAGAAAGGACACGATATGAAAGGTGAAGTACTTGTATACATAGAGGGAACGGAGGATAGCTATAAGTTATACAGCAAAGACATAGAATCGGCTTGCAGCCTGTATTACGGCTTAGAAGAACGTCCGATTTATATTGACCGCCCCGATGGTTTAGTTAAAGTTGTTGTTAAAAAGTTGGATATGTTAATAGAAGCTATCCTCGACACTCATAAGTATAGAGAAGAGAGGCTTGAATCTTTCTACGAAAACACACGAGTAAAGGAGTGGCGGGACGCGAGAGACCGAGGTATTCTCCGAAGTGTGCTTGTAAATAGAAATTACGAGGGAGATAGAATTGCCGGTTTGATTGGCTGGCTAGAATCCAGAGGGGCTATCAGTTGGAACGACAGAGATACTAGAGTCGTGCCCTATAAATTAAACGATAATTTGATATTAATCTTTTCCTAGGAGACTCAATAATGGAACGTAAAATACTCATGACAATCTGTATCATCGGTATGATATCTGGTGCAGCTTCAGTGATATTTGCTGCTATGGCTAAGCAATACACTGGATCAATATTCTATTTAATACTATTTTTCATTAACGCGGTTGGATTTTATGCCGCGAAGGAGGAAAAATAGTAGCCCCGTTAGATACAAATTCCTAGAACATGTATTCTACAGTGATACATAAACACTATTTGCCAATGACCTGCCATATGTTAATAAACTGGGCAAAATTAAACCAATCGGGTACAAATCGTACTCTGTAGAAAACCATTTTCGACAAGTGACGAAATTGGTTTAGAACATTAATAATTCAAGTGCAGGCTGCCGGTGATAAGGCGGTCCTTTTCATGGTTATGACAAACCAGAAACCGTTGCAACGGCGCCGCAAGAGCGCAAAGAGGGAAAACCCGAGTATACGTATCGTGTCTTTGAAAAATGCTCTGTCGCCGGCATCCTGTGCTTGAATGAACATTAACATCAACCGCATAACTGGACAGATGATATGCACACTCCTTTCATAATGCCGCGCCAGCCTACCCCGGCGCGTCATCTAAAAATCGTGAAACGTTGTGAGTCAGTTTTTAAACATTTTCAATGCGGTGCAACGTGTATCGTCTGTTCAACTGGTAGCATAAAAATCGGGTGCTAAAGTATTGTCAGGTTAGTAGCGGAATAAACCGCGAATCGCCTTTAAGATTAACGCTAAGAGCGGGGGTCGAAGTCCCATTGTGCTATCAAATGGCAACACAAAAAATGCTGGACTGCGAAAGTAATCGTAGCAGGTGTCGATAGCCTTTGTGTTGTCACTCGGCTATATAAGTGGCTCGAAAGCGATAGTCTCGGGTTGGCGTTGCAGCCTCACTGAGTCACGCAATTAGAGCTAGAAAAGTAACTGCTGACTTTGCAACTTGAGCAGTGAAAGATGTGACGTTATTACACGACGCAGCTTAATCTTTTGATTAAACGGTGGAAGCCCTGTGGTGAAAATCCCGTAAGACAGTGCGTGCAAATCATCACCTTATATAGCCAACCAGTTATGCGGTTGAAGATATTGCGTAAAGAAGGAGATTAAGATGTCTAAAATAATAACTTTTTGGGGATATGTCCTAATAGCATTAATGATTGCAGTGCCTATCTACTTCATATTGTCAGTACGATTGCAAGTTTCTGATAATGTAGTTTCTGGAATCGTTTATAACAACCAAAACAATAGTATATTCGGTGGCAACACATACTTCAGCGTTCGTGCATCAGAAAATACTGTGGTGACAAAAGAAAATACTAGTAAGTTCTGCCTGCCTTCAAATTCGCCATATATCAAATTGGTGAATGAAGCCGCCAAAAACAAGAATATCAAGGTGGTTGTTACAAGCAGCAAGGTTTTTACGATGGTGTCGTCCCCTTGGCAGTGTGTTGATAACGTCAAGGTCGAGCGGCAATAATAGTCGAGTGGCTGAACCCCGTAGAACGTTTTATCTAAAGAACACGCTCTACGGGTAAAATATGTAAACAACATGCATGTACTTTACATATTTTTGACATTAGAGATAGAGGTAAAAGTATGGAACCTAAAATTGAATGGTGCAATTGGGTATTTTCTTGCACAGACAACATGGACAGAGACAGATGGATGGTAAAACGTGATTGTTGTGACAATGAGATGTTGCTTATCCGAGGCGACAGTAAAAATTGGAAAGCCTACCAAGCGTCACTATTGCCGTACCCTGTTGGTGGTGTTCCTGATGCTGGCTCAAAATGCCCTAATTGCCACAAGTACATAAACTACGTTAATCCTTATGACGACGGTGAAACGTGGATGGAGTAACGAATGTCAACTAAACCACTAATTTTGTGGACATAAGAAAGGAGATGTCAATGGAAACATTTAAACTATGCAAAAAACTACACGAATTGAAACCTGACTGGCAAACCTTTGGTAGTTACGTTATTAAGTTTAAGGGTGATGACCCACAGACATATCATGACGATATTCACCGCACCTGCTATGATTGGGCGCCAGAATATACGTTGGAATATTTATTAGATAAGTTGCCAGATGCTATTGAGAGCAAGCTCGGTCTTGGCGCACTAACACTATCCAGTAGACGAGGACAGTATAGAGATGGTTGGATGGTGTTTTATGGAGATGACGAAGGATGCTCAGTGGACGCTAGCCTAGTCTTTGCTGCAGAAGCTCCGCTAGACGCCGCGTTAAAACTAGCCATAATAATGGCAGAAAAGGGATTGGTATAGAATATGATGTCAAAGGATGTGTACGAAGAAGACTCTGTTCTGGTGATCGTAGGGCTAATAATCCTAGTGTGTATTATATTCTTCGCTGTCAAAATGGAAGAAAACAATCCAAGCCTGTCTCGAGATGAAATTTGTCAAAAGCATTTTGGTAAGGACTATGTTTACCAAAATGGTGGTCGTAGCGCAGATTTTTGTGTAGGAGATTCAGGTATACCAAAATATCCTAAAACCTGGAGTGAGAGAAGAGGAGATTATTAAGGCGGAGGATGTGCTATGGCAAAACTAAAACTCAATGACGTAGTTCAATTCAACGAAAATCACAAATGGTGCGGTGCTTTAGGGATTGTGAGCGAAATTAAAGAATTAGAAAATGACACAAAATATCTGATTGGTGTGCCGATTCCCGAAGCAGCTAGTGTTAGCACTGCCTATATTTTCGTTATGGCAAGCGAGATGGCATTGGAGCGAATTGGTGTAGCAGAGTTAGGAGAAAGTGGCAGGAGTGAGAATGAAAACTGATTTTAGTTCATCTAATAATAGTTGGAGCGATGTAGCTATTGTCGCAATAATAGCGTTAGTAGTTGTTACTTTCTTCGTCTTACTTGTCAAGTGCGCAGATAAGATGTCCAATCAGTTAAATGAAAAGGATAACTCTTACGCTCGTTGCAAATCAGCTGGTGGCGAGATGGGCTACTCAAAATGTTACAAGAATGGAAAGGAAATATGAGAGGTAAAAGCTATAACAATGGAATGTAGGAAAGGACATCAAATGAAAAAAATAGAAAAGATAGACTACTTACAGAAAAATCACTTACGTGAGTGGGTAAGAACTCGTGCAAAGGTAGAGCAAGAGCTGTCAGACGCTCATGATATTTTCTGTGAATGTGGACATCTAGCAACTGGAGGTCATGAATCTGGCTGCCACAAATTCAAAAATAAAATTATGAACGAGACGATAAAACGACTGGCTCACCTGTTATCTGATGAAAGGAAATCTAATGTGTGAAATAAAATTCAGAGCCTGGGATAACCTAGAAAAAAGAATGCGCAAAGTCGTATCCTTACATTGGCAAGGCGACAAACTCGTATCAGCCAGGCTCGAGGGAGACAATGAGCCGACTCCGATTGAGGGACGGCTGGCGATTGAGAAGTTTATAAGTTTGAAAGACGAAAATAATAAAAATATTTATGCAGAAGATATTGTAGAGGTTAAACATAGCGATTGGACAGAACCTACAATACACGTAGTTAAATGGTGCGGCGATGAGAAGTATCCTGCATTTAATCTAAAACCAGAGTTAGACGAAGCGGTGAACAGTATCGCCTTGGTGGCTCAGTCAGACTTTTTTAGTGTAAAAGTTGTAGGTAATATCCACGAAAATCCTGAGTTACTGGAGGAGGAGAAATGACCGACCTAAAGCTACCAGGCGACCCTCGCGCGCTGTCATGCAACGATGGACACGATCTGTGCTACTGCGCTGGCCGTCCAGAGTGTCACAACTGCGGCCAGCCGCTATGGGACGACTACGTTAAAGAACCGCTAGACCACAGCGACTACAACTACAACCACGCAGCATGCTGCGACCTAGTTTTAAGCCATTTTACCTACGACGATTGGGAAATAGGCGACGACGACAAGTTGCGGATGCACGATTATGTTTTGGTTATCTATCCAGATGCGGAGACTGGCAACAAAATTAACATCGTCTGCCAGATTGTAGAGATGTGTGGCGTGGGACTACCGGCGCTTAGATCCTTAGAGACTGGCGATAGGACAAGCCTTATGGGGACATATATTACAAAATGCCGCCTTGTACGGATTAAGGAGCCGGAGGATAAATGAAAACTACCCCAACATCCATACTTGACGCTTGCTGCGGCGGTCGTATGTTTTACTTTGACAAAGACCACCCAAACGTTCTGTACATTGACCGTCGGCGCAAAACTGTCGAGATGAAAGATAGAGACAAAATCAGGACACTGGAAATCAACCCAGACCTAGTTCTGGACTTTACCGATATGAAGTTTCCTGATGAGTGTTTTTATTTCGTCGTTTTCGACCCGCCTCACCTTATCAACTGCGGCAAGAATAGCTGGCTCGCCAAGAAATATGGCAAGTTAGACAAAGACACCTGGCAAGAAACCTTAAGCAAAGGCTTGAGCGAATGTCTACGCGTCGTAAAGCCTGGCTGCGTTGTTGCCATGAAGTGGAGCGAACATGACATTAAAACCACCGAACTACTAAAGATATTACCTCAAAAACCAGCTTTCGGCGATAAATCTGGAATGACGCGGTGGCTGTTTTTTGTGAAAGGAGTGGAAGATAATGGATAGATGTGGATTCCTTGCTCTTAGACTATTCGTTTACTTTGTAGTCATGATGATAGTAGGGTTGTTCTTACAATATTCTGATATTGGAGTAGCTTTAATGACATTTGCTGCATTTTTAGGTTTTTGGAGCATGTCAATAGAGTTTAGAGAGTATAGTGACAGTCTAATAGAAGAACGATGGAAAATATTTAAACCTGGTATATTGGAGGTAATATTGATCGTATTGTTCATTGGTTGGTTTGCCTTTATAAGCAGCCTACATCTTGAACATAAACGTCCAGAACAACTAGAGCAAGAGTACCAGAATCGCTGTAAACAGTTGTATGGAACTGAAGCCGGAACGTTTACGAAGCGCGAACATGGGGGCATATATCGCTATTGTTACGACGCTAATGGCGACGTAAAGGTGTTTCATTAAAGATAATAGAGAGGTTAAATATGAGTACTAAAATATCCGACCAAGACCAAAAATGGCTAGACAAGGTTGATGAATTATCAAAAGAAGGCGTCTCGATAGCAAAACGTTCAAGTATGGAGTCTGCTGAGTATGTAGACCTATTACTGAGCAACTTCGATGACAAGAATTACTGTCAAATGGTAATCAATCAGCATGCGGTAGAAGCAGCTATCGGACAATACTTTGCCGACGTTATTGCTCCTTTCTTTTTCGATATGCAAAAGGTGCTACGGAAAAAAACTAAGATGAGTAAGAGTAACGCCGAAACATGTGCCAGGATACATGTAGGACGATTTATTCGCAATATTACTAAGGAGTTGAATAAGAGAAATGGCGAAGAATGAATCAAAACCATCCATCCAGTGTGGCAAGTGCCATAAGCGGATAAAATACGACCACCACTATGGTTATAGTCACTATTGCAGTGGACGAGTGAAAGATGTTTATAGAGCTGCACGTAGAAGACTGTGTTCTGTAAACTCCCTTCAAAATCATGAAGCAAAATATTTTGATAGCATTTTACAATGTTTATGTTTTCTAGTATAATGTGTGTATAAAGTGGGTTTTTAGCTGTTACATTCTGCAGAGCGAGGATGTTAATGGCAAAAAAAGTCTCTAAGGTTAAACCTGAATCTTCTAAAGCGCCACCAAAGAAAACGCCCAAAAAGAACGGGCGTCCTTCAAAGTATACCGATAAACTAGCTGATAAGATTTGTCAAATGATTGCTCAAGGGCAATCGGTCCGTTCTATTTGCGCAAAAAAGGATATGATCTCAATGCAGACGTTTTTTCGCTGGCTGCGAGAAAATGATAAGTTTCGTGAGCAATACGCGCACGCGTGTGAGGAGCGGTCGTATATGCATGCTGAAGAGATTATAGAGATTGCTGATGACGCTACCAATGATTACATGGAGCAGCATGATGAATCTGACGAGCTGACAGGCTATAAACTGAACGGCGAGAATATACAGCGATCACGCCTGAGAATTGATACGCGTAAGTGGTTGATGTCTAAACTAAATCCGAAAGTTTACGGCGACAAGCTAGATATGACGACGAATGGTAATGACATAGGAGTGACGTTGAGTGCGAGCCAAGCCGAGCAGCTGCTTAACGCAAGAGCAAACAGTCGGGATTCTTAGAGAAATTGCCGAAAATGGTTCTTTCGCTGAGTACTGTATTGCTATTGATCCAAAATACCAGTTGGAGTGGTTTCACGCTGAGATTGCAAAGGAGTTGGAGCGTGGCTACCTGCGGCTGATGGCGGGCGAAGATGTACGCCTGATGATATTTATGCCGCCGCGGCACGGTAAAAGTGATACGGCCACTCAGAAGTTTCCATCATGGGTGTTGGGCAAGAGTCCAAATATTCCAATCGTCGTATCGTCATATTCTGCTGAGCTAGCCACCGACTTTGGACAAAAAACTAGGGATATAATGCAGTCAGATACATACAGCGCGATGTTTTCAACGCGTTTGCGTGCAGATGCCCGCGCCAAAGGACGCTGGATTACTAAAGAGGGCGGTGGCTACACCGCAGTCGGCGTCGGTGGAGCGCTAACTGGTCGTGGATTCAAAATTGGTATCATCGACGATCCATTCAAAAACCGTGAGGAAGCAGACAGTCCAGTAATTCGTGAAGCACGCGATGGTTGGTATAAGTCGACATTCTCAACGCGTGAGGAGGGTAACTCGATGATTGTGTTTATCTTGACGCGTTGGCATGATGACGACCTTGCAGGACGAGTTCTCAAAGCGTCACGAGAAGCTAAGGTTAGAGGTGAAGCATATGATGACTGGAAGATAATCGAATATAAGGCTATCGCCACTGAAGACGACGAACATCGCAAGTTAGGTGAAGCTCTATGGCCGCAGAAGTTTTCGCTCGAGAAGCTGCTGAAGAAACGCGCCGAGATGGGTAGCTACGAATTCTCAGCACTTTACCAGCAAAACCCAATCGACGAGGAGAACCGCAAGTTCAAGCAGGCATGGTATAAATACCGCGAATTCAGCAAGGTGTTGCAACTTGATACCTACAACGTCATGACCATAGACCCACGCGGCAAAGACGACGTCAAACAGGGTACCGACTACATCGGCATCACCCTCAACTTTATCGACCGCGAAGGTAAATGGAATGTGATATGTTATCGCACGAAACTATCCGCCACCGACCTAGTCGACCTCATGTTCACTAATTGGAAGCGCTACAGCCTGCACAAAATCGGCATTGAAGACAACCAGTTTACGCAAGCCCTGAAGTCTGTCTGGGAGGAGGAGATGCTGCGTCGTGGTGTCTATATGGATGTCGAGCTACTAAAACACGGCGGACACAGCAAGGCGTTGCGAATTGAAGCTCTAGTTCCACGATACGAACGTGGCGGCATCTATCACATCAAACACGGTGATACGAATTTCTGCAAAGACCTAGAAGGTGAACTCAGTATGTTTCCTAAAGCCACCAACGATGACGCAAGCGATTCATTAGCATATCAAGTACAGCTGGCGCAGCGCCCAGAGGACGACGTCGGCAGCAGTGAAACATATAATCAATCGCTTGCGGATAGAGACGTAACAGCAACATGGAATTAAGGAGGGAATAATGAAAAAGTTTGTACCAGAGTTTGGTAAAGTCAAGGAAAAGAAACAGCTTAACGATAACACGACGGTTGAAGTTGAGAAGAACTATCAGAACAGTAGTGTCATCGGCACAAAATTGCATTACGAAGAACGTTTTCGTGTTGGGTCTATGGCGGAGGCGCGGGATAAGGTTGATGAATTAGCGATGCGGATTGAGAAAGACGAGGGACTAGTTAATCCGTCAATCCGCTATGACGGCCGAGCAAAAATGTTATACAAAGGCTCATTCGATGTTGTCTTTGAATATACGAGAATCAGAGCATAGCAAGGGACATTCCCCCAATAAACATAATTGTGATATAATACAAGCGTAAACCACTGAAAAAAACCAGAGTTTACTGCAAATAACAGTAATCTTTGGAGTAATCAGTGGCTTTTTCTTTTATAACAGAGAAAAACATCTTTGACCTATACGGTACTGCTAAAGAGCAGACCGAACTGCTGACCGAGCCGTTTTCGGAGTTTTCTCGCATTGCCCGAAATAAGCCGCACCCGAAAATCCCGAAGGCATTTCCGAAGACTACCGACGGCACAGCATCTTCAATCATCATCAAATCGCCGCGCCGCACGATTCAGCAGCTACCAACCGGCGTCGTTAGTACTGTCGATGAGAACAGTCCATGGCCGATTGTCGCCGAGTTTGTCTACCTGGAGAAAATCCTGCCTAATGCCAATACTGAATACGACTTGATTCATAAAAGCTGGATGACAGTGGAGGGCGGTGAGACGTTTGGTACGCAGGGTGTGTATACGCCAATGCTATATAACGACGCCGAGCTACTGCCAGACTACCTGGTTGTATCGTGGCGGGACATTTTCCTCCAGCCAGGTAAGAAATCCGCAAGCGATTGCAGCTATGTATTCATGCGTTCATGGTGGCAAGAGGCTGATGTTGAGCAGCTTATTGACGCTGAAAAAGAACGCCGACGTAAAGCCAAGGAAGAGAACGCAGAGTATGAGCCGTCATGGGATTTGGAGACTTTAGAGGAAATCAAGGATGCCATCATCAGCAAAGACGACAAAGCACAGAACGAAGCTGAACAGGAACGGTCGCTTGACCCATCAGGTATTGAAATTGTGACTGGTTTTCAGGTTGGTGTTGGTGCAACGTTCTATACCTTCAATCCTGCTACTGAAAAGATTGTGCGACGTAAGCAAAATAAAGACCCACGCGGTAAGATACCTATCTCTTGGTACTTCTACGACGCCGATGGTGCAAACCCGCTTGGACGCAGCGTACTGGAACTTATTGGGCCTCTGCAGAATCTGATTGATGGCGATATGCAGGCATATCAATACAACCGCGCCGTAGCATTGCAGCCAACCATCAATGTGTTTGGCAACGTCAACGAACGGCGACTCAACTTTGGAGCTAACGCTGTCAATAAGATTCAAGACCAAAATGCGCGCATCGAGCCGATGAATGTCGACACGACCGCCCTACGCGAATATCCGAATCTGTACGGTTTACAGAAGTCGCAGATGCTCAACCTGGTCAATAGTCCAGACACCTCAATCAGTGCTGAGGTTGGCAACCCTGGCTTTGGCAAGACACCGCAAGCTCTTAAGACTCAACAAGCACAGCTATCCATTGATGATAACGCCCTCCGTAAGGGCTTTGAAGCATTCTTCGAGGAATGGAGCGAGACAGCTATCAACCTGTATTTTGCTGAGCGTAACGGTATAGAGAAAATACAGCTTGATGATGAAACGGCCGAGAAATTGCGAGCATTGGAGCGTAATAGTCACAGTCTGGACGGCGTTGAACTAGACGAAAATAACGTAGCAACTATTGATTTCTCTAAAGCACAAGGCGTATTGAAGTTTAAGATTGACGCTTCAACAACCAAGGTTAATAGCGAAGCGGCACAGCTTGATGCACTGAAAACCCTGATTCAGACATTGGACTCTAGCCAATCGCTCAACCAAGTTGTGCCAATCAAGAAAAAGCTGGCAGCGTGGAATGCAATCGTCGCCAACTCTGGCATTGACGGACTGGACGAATTGAAGGTTACCGAGGAAGAGATGGAAGAAATGCAGCAGATGCAAGCACAGGGGGCACAGCCGATGGAGCAGACCGAGAGCGAAACGCCAGAAGCTGAGATAGAACAGCCTACTGAGACAGTAACAGGCGAGACCGCGCCGGTAGAAATGTCAACTGAGCCACAGGAAGCCGCTGAACAGAGCCTAATCGATGAATTGCGCCAAATTGGTACGCCAGAGAATCTAATTGCCGAAGTACCGAGCATGGTTGAAAAAGGTTTTACAGAGGAGGAGATAATTGCCTCAATCATGGGCGTTATCCAGAAAGAGGAGGATGAATAATGGAAGACAATCTTTACCCACGTAGTACTGAGTACTTTGTGCCGAATGCTGACATGGACGAACAGCGCGAAAAAGCCAAGAAAGAGGAAAATGCTGCTGTAGCTAAGGAGTTGAATAAGTTGCAGCAAATTGTAGACCGATGGAATGAGCGGATTGATTTCTACAAGTCAGTTGATGCTATCCCGAATGAAGCTGTTACCGACAAAGAGCAGGCATCGATTTACATGCTGGCGCACAAGGAAGTTGTACGGATTTTACGACAAGAAAGGAGCGAATTGGAAAACATTATCAACTCTATTTAGGGAGGTACGCTGCTTTGGTTGGCTAAATCCTCGCTAGTAGCTGACCAAAGGAGCGCATCTCACGCAGCCCAGGTTCGTCACCTGTAATCGACGTCAAAACAATGTAACGAGAAGGAGGGTGCTATGCCGCAAGCAGAAGCGGAAAGCCAAGAAGTCGTAAATACCGAGGTAGAGCAGGAGTCTACCCAAGCTGAGTCGACGGCAGCTGAAACGAAAAACTCTGAGGCTTCGAGCGAGCCAGACACCAAAGCAGTTATCTCAGATAGCGGTGAGGTGGTACGTGTCAAAGTTGATAAATCCAAAGAGGACGAATCCGAGGACAAGTCAGACGATGACCCGAAGCCGAAACGGGGCAAGGAAGCCCGCCAAGAGCAACTAGAACGCGATTTAGACGAAGAAAATCGAGCTATCCGCGAATTAGTTGCCAGGCGGAATGAAGCAAGAGCTTACCGCCAGCAGTTGGAGCAAGAGCAGGCACAGCAGTATCAGGAGACACCACCTGAAATGCAAGACCGGCCGCTACCAACACTAGAGCAGATTATGCAGACGGAGAACCCGGAAACGGGAGATTTCTTCACTGAGTTTGAAGCTAAGGCGGTGTTGCAAAACTTACAATTGCAACAGCAAATAACAGTTATGCAGGAAGCTCAAGAGCAAGCGGCTTACGAAGCCCAAGTCAGTGCATCAATTAGTGGCATGTCGTCAGATGCTGAGCGGGCGCTCAAGGACTTTCCAGAGTTCGATCCAGAGTCTGATGAGTATGATCCAGAACTTGACGCTAATGTAGATGAATTCCTACAAGGAATGCTCATTTATGACAACGCTGGCAATATTGTTGGTTCGCGCGAGAGTATATATCAACTATATCAGTCATTCCATAAGGCGAGAGGTAAGGGTGCTAAGCGAACGGTGATAAACGATGCAGGTGATTTCCGCGGTAGCGGTGCCCGAGTCGAGAAACCGTTCGAGAAGATGTCCACTAAAGAGATGGAAGCTTATCTTCGCCGAAAAGGACATGACGTTTAAGAAAGGCTATAAAGATGGCAACAAACACGACCGCAACACTTTCAGCCGAGATGATCCAGTACCTGGAAAAAACATTCTTGGAGCGTAGTGAAGCGCGCACGATTCATGCTGAAGGTGCAAAAAAGAAAACCTTGGAGAAGAACAGCGGTACAACCGTTACCTTCACCAAGCGTTCACCATTCGCCCCAGCAACTACACCGCTCGTGGAAGGTGAAAATCCGCAAGATGACGAGATTAAGAGTAACAAAGTTACTGCAACCCTGAAAGGCTACGGTAAGTGGACAAAAGTCTCGAGCATGCTGTACAACACATCGATTGATCGTGAAATGAAAGAAACGATTGAGATGATGGGACAAAATGCAGGTGAGACAATCGACGCATTGGTTCGCAACGTACTGCATCAAGGTGCAACCGTCCAGTTTGCTAATGGTAAAAGTGCGTTAACAGGCATTACCGACGACGACGTTTTAACCGTTACGGAAGTTCGCAAAGCAGTCCGCACGTTGAAGAAAAACAACGCGATGGTCTACCCTGACGGCTATTTCTTGGGTAAGGTTGGTCCAGATACTGCCTACAACATCACCGGCGATACTGCATGGGTTGATGCTCAGAAGTATACTGGCCGCCCAGAACTGTACAAGGGCGAGTTGGGGCGCTTGCATAAAGTTCGCTTTATCGAGGCATCGAGCAATCAGATGGAGGAGAAAAGCACTAAGACTGTTTACTCAAACTTCATCCACGGTCAAGAGGCATTCGGCGTAGTGGACTTGGCAGGTAGCGGCTTGAAGAAGATTATCATCAAGATCAGCGACAAGGGCGATACCTCTAACCCGCTCAACCAGTTCATGACGGTTGGCTGGAAGGCTGAAGCGTTCGCAGCAGCAGTGCTTGATCCAAAGTGGATCATCAACGTTAAGACGGGTGCTAAGGACTAGCAACTATTAACAGGGGCGGTGTGAGCCGCCCCGCCAAAGAAAGGAAATAACATGGCAGAAAAAACACAGCCAAAGCCAGAGCCAGCTAAAGCAGAAGCTGCAGACAGCATGGAGGCGCAAATCGCTGCGGCAAAGAAAGAAGCTGAAGCTAGCGCCGCTGACATCATCGCGCAGGCTAAAGCAGAAGCCGAGAAAATTATCGCTGACGCTAAGGAAGCTAGCTCAGACGATGAGGTCGTTAGCCGTAGTGTCTCTAAAAAGGATATTGTCGACGCTTACGACCATGGCATGAGCCATATGGAAATTGCTCGGAAGTTCTATGGCAACGTCAATGACGACAATATGCAAAAGGTTATTAGAGTAATCAGCGCAGAGTTTGAACCGCTGGACGACATTGACCCAGAAGTTGAAGTCACCGAAGCTTGGAGTTAAGCAAATGGACGGAACAAGAGAGGGAGAATTAAAGCGACTGAGCGAGGTATTTAACGACCCTCTCAAGTCCCGTCATGAGCGCAGACTAGCCCATGACACATTCAACAAGATATTACGCCAAGTAAAAGACAAAAAACTCACTGAATTACGTCGTAGGTTAATCCGAGCTCACAATGCCGAGGATGTAGATGCCGCTGAAAAAATAACTGATGAAATATATGATTACTCGCGACGGATGGGATATAAGTAGAAAAAACTCCACGATGATGAAAACCATTTTTCCCACGTGAGGAAAATGGTTTTTTTGATGAGCTTATGCTATAATAGCCTTACAATTAAGCACGAAGTGTGACTCTAAAGAAACGAGAGCGCGTTGTCATCCAAAAAAGAAGGAAGCGTGCGTCGCAGCGTTGTATAAGCAGTAATCTGAGGTGATCGCCAAAGAAACGCGAAACCGCCCAAGTCAGTACGGAGCGAAGGATTAGGCCCCCTGAGTGACCAGACAACAGACGAGAACTCTTATCCAATTTAATAGCATATTTATAATTTGGAGTGTTATTGAGAGATTTGGTATTTGTGGTGTATACTAAAAATACTTTAGTAATAAATGGGAGTCTTTACTAAGATGGGAACAAAACCACAAGTCGTTAAAGGCGTCATTGGCGCCGCTGTTGGCGTTGCCGCATTAGCCGGTATTGCCGGAGCAATGGGCAATAACCAGCAGCATCACAATACAGCGCCAGTCGTACAACCTGTAACCTATTCAAACTGTCGGACGGAGGAAATACCGTTTGAAACGCGGTACGAGGGAAGCGTGGGTCAATACGGCTATACTGAATCAGTCAAGCAACAGGGTGCTGTTGGCAGCAAAAAGATTTGCAAACCAAATAAACCAGGCTATCAGGATAAGGTAGAGGTAGTCACACAACCAACACCTCATATTGTTGTTCGCACACCAAAGCCAGCGCCGCAACCAGTACAGCAGCAATCACACTATCGTGTCGGAGCAATCTGTCGTGACGGTTGGCAATCAAGTGCTACCGGAAGAGGCGCATGCTCACATCATGGCGGAGTAAGCGAGTGGCTGTACGAGTGAGAATATGAAAGATAAGCTTGTCGACTTTGTTGTTGGTATATTGGTAGTAGGAATGGTAATACTCGGAATGTATGTGTATAACCGCTACTTTGATAACCCTAGCAGCACAAAGTCAAACCACACTCACAGCAAGGGTAGCAATGCTTCAGGTATCACCAACCCAAGCAGTAGATATTACGATCCTATCGATGAAGACAATCATGATGATGAGGACGACGTGTACTATGAAAACTGTTCTGAAGCTCGTGCAGATGGCGCGGAATCAATCCGTGAGGGTGAACCCGGCTATCGGGAAGAACTTGACCGAGACGGCGACGGTATAGCATGTGAGCCATGGCACGGTAGATAAACAACTACCGTGCCACACAAAAATGCTGTACTACAACCTTACCATCACCTACACCGATACCAGTGTAGGTATACTTCGGGTCGAGCATGGCAGCTTTGTGAGGTGGTGAATTAAGCCAGCTATTCATTGACTGCTTTGTGTTAGTCACATTGTCATCCCATGTCAAATTCTCGCTAGCGTTTACGCAAACAGCAGATTGAAGTTGTCTCATCTCTTCTGTGAGAGGCTGGTTAGTGTCTGGCATGAGGTGCCCTCGGTAATTTCTGGCTATCATGTCGTCAGCTTTCATTTGAGCAGTCCTTGAGATATTAGGATGTAGCTTTAATGGTGCTACACCAACCTTGGCGCGTTCAGCATTTACGGCAGCAAGTATGGACTGTTCGGTGGGCGGAATAACCTTTGGCGGAAGGGACGCATCAGATTCCTCGGCATCGACTGACGATGCTTGCTTATGAGGAGTAATAAAGCTCTTAACAGCAAAACAAACCCCTATTACAGAGATAACTAAGGCTATAGTAACTATAGTGGAGACTATCACATTGATAGTTTTCTTCATATTTAGATTATAGCAAAAAATACCAGATTTGTCAATAACGCTCCAGATTAAGAAAAGGAGCTTTTTTATGGCATGGATGTGGAATTCACCTCGACCAGGTGCCCAAAATCAAAACTTAGCAAAAGACTGGGTAGACAGTGTGTTTGCCGGTGTCACTGGACAAACCCCTACATGGAAGCTACAAGAAACTATCGACAGAAACAACGCAGAATCTGCTAGATCGCAAGCAAAGCTGAAAGAGTTGCAAGAGCAGAAGAGTAACAAGGCTGCCGCTAATCAAGATTTGAACCTTGGCTACTACGGCGGCGGCTGGCGCAGTGGATACAGCGGTGGTAACCGTGCTAGCGCTGCCCAATTAGCAGAATACGACCAAGGCATCGGTCAGCTAGAGCATGGTTTAGGCCGGGTAGACAACCAGCTAGGTGTACGTCTGGGCAATATCAATAACCAGTACAATACCAAGAAAAATGAGCTACGTAGCTCATGGAACCGTGCAGAGGGCCAGTTCAACGACCAGACGCGCCAAAACCAGCAGCAACGCCGTACGAACATCAATAACATCAACGACCGAGCGTCAGTTGGATTGCGCGGTTTGCTTCGCTCGCTTGGTAGCATGGGTGCTGTCGGCTCAGATATGCAATTAGCAGGACGCGCGGTTCAGAGTCAAGCCAACCAGCAGCGTGCCGGCGCAGGGCAAACATACGCTCAGAACCAAAAACAAATTGATACCACATGGGGTCAGTTTAAGAACGACTATGCGGACGAAGATAAGAAGCTGAATGACTGGAAAGCTAACGAAGACAATGCCGCCCGCCAACAATCTCAAACTACCCGCCAAAACCTGCTGACACAGCTAGCTCAGTTAAGAAGTCAGAAAGCTACTGCTCAAGGTGCCAATGGGGCAAATGCCGCTCGTGCCGATCTGAACCGTGCAAACGCCCTATCGAACGAAATCGACAACCTCGGCCGCCAGCAGAGTACTTACAACGGTAATAAGGTCCAGTACAACGCTAAAGACCTGGATTCCTACAAAGTCGGTGGTGATACGTCAGTCGGCATATCTAACCCGACAACGCCAGGTAGCGACCCAACGGTCAATATATATGACACGCGCCTCAAGCAAGAGGAAGAGCGCAAGCGCCAAAACCAATACCTGTAAGCAACTAGGAGGGGATTTATAGTATGGACTTTTTTCAGAGATTAGGTAACTTCTTTACTGGCAAAGGCTGGATTAATGATGACGAGAAACGTCGCAAAGAGCAGCAACCTCAGCCTGTACAACAGCAGCCAGTACAACAGTCAACTGTGCAGCAGCCAGCATGGATTCGTCAGAATGCACAGACGCCTACTATATCACAGCCCTCGACACCGAAAGTCAATCTTAATCCCCTCCAACAGGCTAATCAAGCTACTCAGCAATTAAATCTGAATAGTCAAAACAATCAGCTAAAACCACAGGTGACAGCAAATGATGCACCAAAAGTGCTTACTCCGCAAGGACAGCAAGATTGGGCTAACCAGCAGAATAAGCAGATACAAGCACATAACATGGCTGTACAGCCGCCGAAGCCGCAACCAGCCCAACAGCCAGTACAGCAACCACAACAGGTACAACCAAAGCCTGTATTACAACAAAAGCCTCAGCCGCAGCTAGCTAGTCCAAGTGTCTCTAGTTCGCAGAATCTGTTGACACGATCGGGCATTGAGCCAAACCCAACCTATCTCGCCATCAAACGAGCAAATGAAGAAGTAAACCAGTACAAAGCAGACCAAGCGCGCCGGCAAGACGCTCTGGATGAAACAATGCGCGCTAGAGGCATTGGTGAGCCAGAAATAGCTAAGAGCCGCCAAACGCGTATCCAGATGGAGAATGAGGCGCGAGAAGCAGCATATGAAGCGCAGAAAGCACGCAATATAGCTAGTGTGGCTAATATAGCAACCGCGCCAGGCCGCGCAACTGCTAGCTTTGTTAAAGGTGTAGTAGGTGGTGCCGGACGCTCTATCGGCGATACAGGCGACAAGCTAGCTTTGGCTATCTCTGATGCTATGTATGGTATTACTGGCGACGAAAGATATAATCGCGGACGCCAGCGTATCTTAGAACAAGGTAAGCAGCGCAATGAGCAGTACGACAAGCAGTTTGGCGTATTCAACAAGAATGATGCAGATGTTGATATAGCCTATGAATTGGGTGAGGGCGGGCAGCGTCTAGCTCAAGATATGGGCACAGCCGTAGTGACAGGCGGCACAGTACCTGTTGCGCGAGCGTTCGCGGAAAATGCGGCGGATTTCGTAACCGACGCCAACGCTCATGGCAAAAATACTCGAGATGTGCTTCCAGCTGCTTATGCTAATGCTACAGCACAATCAGCTATTGAGAAGATAGGATTAGACAAGGTATTAACGCCTGGTGGTAAAACCGCAGCAGTTCGGATGCTCAAAGGTGCTTTAGCAGAAGGTGGAGAAGAAGCGGCTCAGCAGTTGGTAGGAAATGCATTTGCTAAACATACCTACGACCCTAATCGTAAATATTCAGAGGGGGTCGTTAAAAGCGCTTTAATGGGTGTGGCACTTGGCGGTCCAGCCGGCGCCGGCAACTTTGGGGGTGTACGTCAGACAAGTGTCCAGCCGTCAGTAGATACTAGCACTCAAGTAGCTCAGAATCAGCAGGTTCAATCGCAGCAGAGTAGTAACGCTCAGCCAGCAGAAAATACTTCACTCCGCCAAGCAGCAGAGGTCAGCGCAGTTAACACTCAGACTAACCAAGCACACCCAATCCAGCAGGTCAACGTCAACCAGACGGTAGAAACTACTATGCCAAACGCCAGCCCCGCTCTCAAGCAGGCTGTCAGCCAAAATATATCCGACATCCAACGCGGCGACACAAGCGCTATTGCTACCCGCCAGCAAACTGCTGGCAAGCTGGAAAATTATCTCGTCGAACAAGCTACTCAGAGTGTACAGAATATGGTAGCGGCAGACGTGAGATATAAGCTAGATGATCAACCTAGTATCGACCACACAGCAGAAATCCAAGCTTATAACGATCATCTGGGGCGGCTTCGTCAACAGGAAAGCAACCTATTAGCACAAGGACTAAGCGAGAACTCTGCACCAGTCATCAATAACCGCAAAGCACAAGCTGAGGCTATCTATGCACGAAATCACGTAGGCGAGATGAGTGATGACGGAGTACGTTATAAGTTAAGCCCTGCCCAAGAAGAATTCTTTAAGGACTCTAAAATCCGAGACGAAAACGGCAACCTTAAGACTGTTTATCATGGCACAAAATCTGACTTTGATGAGTTTAGTCGTCGGAAGATTGGCAGTGCTACTGATCCTGGTCTGTATGGAACTGGTTTTTATTTTTCAGATCACGAAGGAACCTCCAGAAACTATGGGGATCGGGTAATAAAAGCTCATCTTAACATTAAAAATCCACTGAATCTCGGCGATTTTAACAGTAAAGAATCTCTGGCTGAGCATTTAAGAATATCGCCAGATATTTTATCTGATTCTGGTGGCTTTATACATCCAACAACCTCTCACACAAGCAGCTTCTCATCTGCCTTAAGGTATGCAGGATATGATGGTGTTATCATTCCACACACAACCAAAGGTGCACGTGGTAATGAGATAGTAGCTCTAGATCCAGAACAGATTAAATATATCGATAACCTCAATCCAACAGATAGTCCAGATATGAGGTATAGGATAGACACTGAAGCGCAAAAGACTAGCGATACTAAGCAAGACCTAATCAACCGCTCACGTGAGGTTATGGGCGATAGTGCAGTGTTGTTTGCCGACCTAGGCACGTTTAATGGTAGAGATATTGATGGATTCTATCGTGATGTCGAAGGGGTAGTCTATATAGCAGAGGGCAAACCAAGCCTCAATACGCTCAACCACGAATTAGTACACCGTGTGATGGCTAGCGTAGACGATAGAGCCAGAAATAACGCCATAGACTATATTGTCAAGACTAATGGTGCAGAAAACCTAGTAACCGAATACCAGCGTAAGGGATATGATATAAAACTAGATGAGCAAGGTGTTAAGGTAGCTGCGGAAGAAAAGCTAGCCGATGACTTTATGGAGTATGCTAAGGCACGTGCGAAAGGCACGGATATAGACATACTCGGCAAAAGACTACACATTCCAGGCGAAATAGTTGCTTACTTTGAGCGTATTTGGCAATCCGTTCGTTCATTTGCCGGCAAAGCTGATCTAGCTAAACAACTATACGCCCAAATGGAAACAGGGAAATTTAGGGGTATAGCGCCACAAACTAGAGGTGGTGTTGAGGGCAGTCTTGCATATAAAATTGACCCAGAAAGCGCTAAAGACGCAATTGCTCGTTTCAACTCGGTAAAGAACGGCTGGCGGCGCAAGACTATTATGTCTCGTATAACACCAGAGTTGGCGCAGATGTATTCTGAGGCAACTGGTTTCAGAGTCAGTAGTAACGCTAAATTGGTCCTTACTGATAATGCGGTCAGACACATGAAAAATAGCGGACATTTAGACGGTAAAGGGCACTATGGCATAGAAGATACCAACCCAATAACAGACGCCGACATTGCAGATATTCCTTTAGTGTTTGCAGAACCAGACAACATCAAGGTAAAAGGACAAAAAGGGTACAGAGGTGAAAAGATAGAGCTATCTAAGCAGCTGGATAATATGCACATCTTGGCAGTAGAACTAGAGCAAAAGCCCAACGGAGACTTTTATATAGTATCGTACTACAACAAAAGCAGAAGCCCACGGCAAGCGCAGGCTTCTGGCTCTCAGGGGCTGGATGCAGACTTCAGCGAAGTCCCGACCAGTTCACGTCCGAAACGGCCCGGAGAGGCTAATAAAGATAGTTTAGCAAATCTTACCCAAAATGTCAACACCGACCCCCGTTACCGACTAAACCAACCACAGAATCAGTCTCTTCAAGAGATAATCAACAATATCCAAGATAATCCTAAACCAAGAATGACCAAAGAGCTACGCCAAGCCATAGACGAGGAAATCTACAACTACTACCCAGAACTATTCGTGAGCGAAGCTGCCGACCTCCAAAGCACCAACGGCGATTGGAATATACCTCGTCTGCATGTAGATGACTTAAGGCACTATTTAGGAGAATTAGCCAACGATATACCATCAAGATATAAGAGACGAGACGGCAAGAGAGATATCGATACCGTAGCTCAAGAGATGGGCTATGACGATATAGACAGTTTCATCGATGAGATACATCGAGTGCTAGAGGCTCGCCGTAATGTACGTGCTAGTAAACAGCGACTCGCAGAGCTGCGTCGAGACCCAGATATTATTGCCGATGCGCAACAAGCGCTTGCAGCTAAAAATAGCAGTAATTCTCAGCCCATCAGTCAAAAAAACAACATTCAGCTTACCGCTAATGAACAGGCGTCTGATTCAATGTTGCGACGACAGTCCGCTCAATCTCAACAGTCACCCGACGAACAGCTAAAAGAGATTGTTCAAAACCAGCCGCTCGAACAACAGGGCTTTAAAAACATACCACTAGAAGACAATCACTTACTAACCAAAGGCAATCTATACGAACAAACAAAGCCTGGTATACGAGACGATTGGACGAGACCATTCCAAGACGGAGACTACGAGTATCGCTTACACACCAAACGCAGTCGTGACGGTAAGAAAAGCTTCAATAGTTTTGAAAGACGCTATGTTGGAGATAATGGAGAATATGGCGACTGGATGCCGACTTCGCGTGCAGCCTATATCTGGAAGAGTCAGACAAAAGATATTGGTAAGGTAAACAGAAACGAAGCAATCCAGAAAGCCTTAGAAGCTGCCGAACAAGATGGTGAAGTCCAAGAGTTTATGGCGTATAAAAACCCTGGTCGAGATGGCGGAGTGATGGTTATGCCGCTAACTGGCGAACATTCAATCGATGGAGGTTTTGTACGTAATCCAAAAACAGGAGAGATTGAGGGCAATTACATCCAAGTAACACCATTTGGAGTAGTACATCAAACCAACGGCAAGTTTGATGTAATAGAGGCTGATCACCTGACAAACTCATTAAACGAAAGTAAGGGTGGCGTCACGGATACCTTCAACCGCCTTGTTGAGAAGAATATTCAGGATAAGGCGGGCCAAAAACTGCTTAAAGACCTTTACTACCAAAAAACTGAGGCATACGCTAACTATGCTGATGAAATCGAGAGCCTGCTAGGTAAACATGCCGCACTAGCTAAGCATATCGATAAAGCACGTCCTCGCTTTGTAAGTAGTAAAAAGTTTTGGGAGGATATTGGTGCGTACACAGAGGGCAAGTTCCCTGTAGGTAGTGCTGATGAGAACATGAATGCAGCATTTTCTAAGAAGTATGGTCCACAAGCAGCTGCGCGTGTCAAAGAATATGATACATTTATGCGCAACAACTATGATGCTATGATATCTAACCTTAACTCAGTTAGGCGTATGTATGGCAAGGAAGAGATTCCATATCTCAAGAACTATATGCCGCACATTCAAAAACGGAGTAATATTCTAGGTAGAGCAGTAGATAAATTATTAGCTGCCGTGCCGACAGGCGTTAGAGGTGATATGGAAGGGCAAGCTCGCGGTGAAATACCAGCCTCAATTGCTGGTTTATCTGCCGACTTTAAGCCAACCCATAAGTTCAATGCTAATGAGAAGCGTCGATTTGGCGGTATGATGAGCTATGAGAAAGATCCGCGCAAGGCTTTTGAATATTACGCAGATGTTATGTTGTACAACACTCATATGGAGCCGGTTATTGCTCGCGGTAGGCAAATAGAATCATCAATGCGTGCAATTGACATGGCTAAAAAGAGCGGCACTAACATTGATCCAGACAGTAACCTCGCTAAAGGTGACAAAATATCCAGCAAAGCTACTATTGCCGTACAAAACTTTGTCAATGAAATGGCAGGGAAAAGTAGCTCATTAGATCGTCCGTACATTGACCAAACCAATAAGTGGGTCCAGTTTATCCAACGACTAGAAAGCGTCAACGGTGCTAACAAGATTTTAGGTAACTTATCGTCAACCTTAGCGCAAACCCTAAACCTACCAGAGACAGTTCGGGACAACGGAGTAATCAACACAGGGCATGCCTTCTTGACAGCATTCGATAAAACCACAAAACAGGCAATGCGTAAATCACCATTCCTACGCGAGCGCTACACAGACACAGACGGAAAATTTACTAGGTCTGGATATCAAAAGGTTACAGACAAGATTAGTGTTGTTTCCGGTATGAACTTGGTAGAAAAGAAATTCATACAGCTTAACTGGGCTGCTAACTATTATAGATTCCAGAAACAAGGGCTAACGGGATACCAGCTGATAAAAGCGGCCGACCAGGCGACAGAGAGGGCTGTTGGCGGCCGTGGTATCGGTGCTATGCCGCAAGCATATAAATCAACTTTGGGAAAAATGTTCTTGCAATTTACTTATGAGACAAATGAGAGCTGGAAGAATAACATATCTCATGTTAAGAAAATCGGATCTGACATAAAACAATTACAGTTCAAAGACGCCGGCAGTGGAGCAGTGCGTGCCGCTGAAGCATTTGTAGTTGCCTACGGAATGAATATGCTGATGAAACAAGTAACTGGCGATGAGCCGCTAGCTAATATGGTTGACGCGGTTAAAGACGTACTGAGCAATGATGCAGATGACGATGGCGAAGATGATAAACTAGGGCAGAAAATAGCTCGAATTGGTTCGGAAGCGTCAAAGATGAATCCAGTTGCGTCTGCGGCCTTTAACTTGGTACCTAAATCTGAACGAGAGAAGATATTTGGTAAATCAAGTGACCTAGGAAGGTTTGATGGTGCTACTGGCGTGGCGCAGACTGCTGCCAATGCGCTAGGTGCCGGATTCTATGCTGCACAAGGCGATAGCGAGAATGCTCAGAAAAATTTGCAAGGATTAATTCCAGCAGGCGGACAGCTAAAGAAAACTATGGGTGGGGCAAAAGTCCTGCAAGAAGGCGGAGATGTATATATTGACAAGAATGGTAAAGAGCGTACAAACTTTGAAGTAGATAGCGGAAATGCATGGAATCAAGCCAAGGCCTTGTTATTTGGTAAAAATGCAGTGCGACCAGACGAGAAGTCGACTGTAGCTTCATCGTCTAATGGTGATGCCAGCAGAACTGTTAGAGATTTTGAGCGCGGTCTGAAAAAGGGGACGTACAAGGTCCAGGACGATTTAGTAGTTAATAAAAAAGGCGATGTACAGAGAAGCTACTACAAAGCTTTGGCGGAGAGCCAAGGCGAGAGTGATGAAGCCTACAGTAACTGGATGAAGGCTTACAATATCGACGACGCATCGACTCTCAAAAAAGAGTTCAATTCATCAAACGATATCCTCAATAAGCTAGAGAACGGCGAGAAAAAAGCCAACAAAGCCAAGAGCGCCGTAGATATCCTTATGGGTAAGCATAAAGACCTGCCAGATTGGGTAAAGGAACGCTACTACAAGGAATCTGGCTACAGCAAAGAGCAAATCGAGTACGGAGCAATGACCACTCACAAGGAGGTCAGTCTAATGGATAACTACTGGCGCCAAAAGGCGCAAGAGTCGTCGCACGAGGAGCTGATGCAAGCACTCACCAACGGACGCCGTAAAAGTATCACCGGACAAATGTTTGCCAAGAATGGCGTCATCAATAAGTTACGTGCTGAGGGGTATATTACTAAGTGGGAAGCACGAGCCTTAAATGCCGCTCAATTTGACGTAGATGGCAACAGGATTACTAAAGAGATGTCTGGCGGAGGTAATGGTCGGAGCGGTTCTGGACGCAGCAGTGGTGGCAGAGCTTCATCATCGCCATTGATATCGGCTGCTGTCAAAAACATCAACAGCCTAACCTCAGCCGCACCAAAAGCAAACCAGGCCTCAGTAAAGGGCGTAAATATTAACCAGATAGGACAAAACCTGATTAATAGATCGGCTACTCAGAGGCAAGTAAACGCTACTTTGAAACAATGGAACAGCACCAGTAAGAAGAATCCAAAAATACACATCAAGAAAGCGCGAGCATAATTACTCAATTTATGCTATAATTAAGAGTAAGAAAACAGCGTGACCTAAATAACACGGAGCGTCTGGCAACAATAAGCCGGCTCCGTGTTTTTAATTCAGGAAAACGCTATGAACACTAGACAACTCGTATCAGCAGTCATGCTAAAAGCTACTGGTAAAGTACGAAATCTACCAGAAACCGACAAGAAGTACCAAAAGATAGTAGGTATCGCTAATATGTATATTCCTGTATGGCAAAGCGAGTCGAATGTTGATTGGCAATCCTTATACAATCCAGCATACATAATCGGCACTTTATCAACGGATCAAGCGTACAACATTGATATGACCAAGGTGGCAAAGGTGAGTGACGTACTAGGCGATACTATCAAAGTCAGAAAAGATGGACGGGAGCGCGAGTATACTACGGTCCCGCCAGAGCAAGCAGGAATATATAAAGGACAAGACTGCTGCATAATCGCTGGCAATAAACTGATATTCATCGATAACATCAGAGACAACGACCCAATGCTGGGTGGGGAGATTGAAGTGCCGGTGTATTTACATGCACCATTACTCACTGAAGCGAGCAGCATTGTGCCAGTAGACAACCCTATGTGGTTAGTGACAATGTGCGCAGCTGAGTATGCTCGTAACGATATTCTTCTACAAAACCAATACAGTAACCTCATTGAGGAGGCAAATCAGTTGATGCAGAAGATGATTGAAAACAATGCCGCTCAGGCTAGCTATCGACCACTACACATGGTCCCAGGAGTGTCTGATATATGCTAAAGCCTGCCAAAAATATGAAGTCGCCAAAGATACAGCGCTTGGCGGTGCAGGACTGGCAGAACGGTGTAGTAACAGCCTTTGATGACGGTCGTTCGCCGTTAAGGGGTTTACGGTCATGCGAAAACATGATTCTGGATCAGGATTCGGTTATTACATCCAGGTGCGGTACAGCGAAGTACGGTCCGCAACCATTAGGCAAAATATTGGGCGAGTTAGCAGAATTTCGCAGTACCACCAATAAGGGCTCAATAAATTGGCTAGCCTGCTTGCAGCGGATCAACGATAAAACAAAGTTATGTGTTGCTAAAGGTGAAGATACTACCTGGCAAGTAATTGATGGTAAAGAATACCACGAGTCATCTCGTGGGCACTTCAGGCAGATAAGTAACAAACTACTGATTATGAATGGCGAGGATACGCTAAGCTATTTGGATATTTCTACTATGAAAATTGTAGCATTCCAGAAAATAGCCGACCCAACAGTACCAATATTGGACAAGAATACAGGGTTAACTGGTACTGGATTCAAAGTATTTTATGCGGTTACTTTTAATTCTACTGTGGGTGAGACAGCAGGCTCGCCATTACTTTCTACAACTATATCTACAGACCGAGACATGTGGAATGGTGAAAAGCAGAGTTTATCTATTAAACGCCCAGACAGCACGGAAGCCAAATCGTGGAACATCTATTGTGGTGTTGGCGTAGACGGCGGCGGTGACCCAACATTATATCGACTATCAACAGCACTACCGATGGATCAGGTAACATTTATTGATAATGGGTCACGTAGTCTGGATATGTCTATACCTTTGCCTAAAGACAACAATACTGCCGGCCCAAAAGCTACGCGCGGCGATGTAATCAACGGGCGCATTTGGTTGACTGGTGACAGAGAAAATCCATTTTATGTTTGGCGCGGCGGCGATTATGGTCATGAACTGGACTTCTCGCCAGGATACGGAGGTGGCTATACGCCTGTTGGTAGCGGCACAAAGGAAGTGCCAATTGCAGTAAGACCGTATCGTGATGGCAAGGGCGATCCAAAAGTTACCGTTCTGTCTAGTGGTACGAACGGTGCTGGTAAGCGATTCTATGTCGCACCAACGAACATATCATATGGTGATGAAAGTATCACCGTATGGCAAGTACAGGAAGACACTGGAGCCGACGGTACAGATAGCCCCGATGCTGCAGTAATTTACAACAACGATTTGCTTTATCCAAGTCGCGATGGATTCAAAACTACGGGTACGCTGCCGCAATTACAAAACGTATTATCCACCAAGAGAATAACTAACACTATTCAAGATGCAATTAGTACGCTGAATACCAAAGCTATTAAGAAAGCAGTCGGATTAGCATTTGAAGGGCGTGTGTACTGGGCATTGCCAGTTGCAGCTAACTATAATAATCAAATTTGGGTTTATGATGCTGAGCGCAAGGGTGCATGGATGAAGCCGTGGAATATTCGAGCCGATTGGATGACTCTGTATAACGATAACTCTGGCGTAACACATTTTCTAATTACTCAAGGAGATAAGATTGTTGAACTGTCAAAGAGTGTCAAAACGGCAGATGATGGAAGATTATTCAACACGAGCGCGCAAAGCGGACAACTTCGATTTGAGGAGACTGGCCGCGATTGGGCGCGAGTATTAAGAGCTGTATTTACCCTGCTGCGCCCACAAGGAAGAATAACGTTAAATGCTACCGTTAAAACTGAAGATGGGCTTCAGAACTTTTCTGAAACACGATATTTTGGCGCAACATCAAGCCGCACTGGTTGGAGTGAGCCAGGAGTGTATTGGAGTACACCAGGCGTGCAGTGGAGCGGAATAAAGAATGTTCCAAATATATTTAATTCAGCAAGCGAAGATATAGAGTTGGAAATTGATGAGGATGCTCAGTGGGTGCAATACGGCTGGTCATCATCCGAATCTGGAGTAAGCTACGCGATGTCAAGAGTGGTATTTGAGTACGTCAATATTGGTACGAAAGATTTAAGCTAAAGGAGGAAACTATGGCAAGTATAGAAGATAAAATTACACGAGTAATGGACGGATCTTATCCAAATGTAGCGCACGTGATAAGCCCGCGCGCGGCAGGATCCGACACATTGATGACTGACGGCTTAAGCGGCTGGAGTACAGAAACGGCAATGAACTTTATAACCTATAGAGCTGATTCTGCTGGCAATGTAATCGAGGGCACTGTCCGCGATTGGATAGGAGTGGCCAACAAAGCAAATAGCAGTATCATAAACCTGAAGTTATTAGCAGGTCCTGAAGATGATGGTAGCAATGTTGGTGATATTGTGCAGCCATGCGCCTCAGCTTCATGGGCTGATCGTCTGGCGCAAGCTCTACTAGAATCCCTTGATACAGACGGAAAATTAAAAGAGGGTATAGTTGAGACTAAGAACATAAAGGATAAAGCTATCACTCCAGAAAAGGTTGATTTTGCGTCGCTACCAGCATACGACTACAGCTCTGAGGAGGTTGATACAGGCAGGAAATGGATTGACAGAAAGTCAATCTATCAGAAATCTATAACTTTTACTACGAAGGGTTCTGGCACAGAAGAAACTGGAGCAAACAATGAAACGTTCGACTACATAGATAAGCTAATTTATCTGGATGCTGTTCTGAATATGTCGAACGGCGAGAGATATCCAAACGGCTACACAAATCCAGGCGCGCCATCTTTACAGTATTTTCAGCTTAAATTCGCTAACTGGGAAGGTGCCCCAAAAATACGTTACCAAACAAGAACTGTTGGCGTTGTAGCGATGACTATTTTGTATACGAAGAAATCTAAAGAGGACTAGATGTCTGCGACAAACCTTGTCTGTCTATCGTATAAGTGGTAAAATATAACCATAAGTTAAACAAAGTGTGATCTCAAAAAACGGAAGCACGCGTAATCATGAAAGGCTTCCGTTTTTTATATGCCAAAATCAGATACAGAGCAAAACGAGCGCCTAGCAAGACTAGAGGTATTTAATGAGAAGGTAGTAGAACCGTCTCTTACGCAAATCTTAGAAAAGTTAGACGGCCTGGTGTTAAAACGCGAATTTGAAGAGTATAAAAAATCGACTGACGACTCACTAAAGAAACTAACGGAGTTAAACGACAAACTAAATAGTAATTTTCTAATCAAGGTAATAGTACTGTCTGAAAATAAGGTATTAAACTTTTTTGCTGGCACTATTTTTACTCTGTTTATCGTAGCCACAGGATTGAGTGCGATGCAGATGGCGCAGCAATTTTTGCGGCAACCAAACGTGATTAAAGAGGTAATTAATGTCAAGGAGGATAAATAATGGCAGTAGATATCAACGTAGATCAGTATGCGCTCAAGCGTCTAAATATGTTCTTTCCAGCCGATACTGATAATACTGGTCGAGACGGCAATCTAACCGGTCAATGCGTATCGCTAGTCAAGTGGTTTTTAGCAGAGATGACAAGCGTACCTAATCCATTCATAGCACGCGGTCACGCTAAAGATTTTGGCGACCAGTTAGTACGAGAAGGCCACGCTTACGTAGTATCATCACCGAAACGCGGCGATATTGTTGTCTGGAAACAAGATGGCGGTGGATATGGACACATTGGTGTTGTGACGAGCGGCGATGTTTTTGAAGAGAATGTACATATACCGGGTCCCGTCACGCGTGTAGTAGATGGCGACGTAGTCTATGCTTCGCGCCTTGGCAAGATTAACGAGAGTTTTCGCCGCGGAGTACCAACGTTTTATCGAGTACGCACCTATGTCGAAAACCTGCCAAAGCCAGCAGCGCCTAATAACGCGCCAGCTATCCAGCAAGCATACAGAGAAATCCTAGAGCGTGAGGCTGATGCCGGCGGATTAAATCATTATCTATCTCAGATGAGTAAAGGCTGGAGTATCGAACAGGTACGTCAAGATTTGATGGAGTCGGCAGAGCGACGCACACTGCTGGCTAACAAGACTAAGGCCGAAGCTGAGCGCAAAGCGCGTGAGGAGACCGCCAGAAAGGCGGCCGAGGAGAAAGCTCGCCAGGAAGAGCAAGCACGCAAAGAAGCTGAAGAGAAAGCATTGCGCGAAGCTGAGGAGAAGAAAAAACAGGAGCAGGATAGTAGCGTAGATACTCGACTATCTAAAATCGAAGAGATGTTGCGATTTATTGTAGATTTTATTACATCAGTGTTTAAGTTTAATAAAAAATAAGGAGGATTTATGGAAAAAGTAAAAGCACTATTTAGCGCTAAAACCGCTAAAGGACGTATGGTTCGCAGTTTCCTGCAAACTATCGGCGCTGGCCTAGCATTGCTAACAGTAGTAGTCGTAGCACCAGAGTTTAAAAGATTTCTAGACATGTTGGGGCTTGGCGGCTGGATCGGCGCAATAGCTAGCTTCGTAGCTGCTGCATCTGGTGTTTGGTCGGTCGTAGAAAAATGGTACTACAAGCTAGCTGCTTGGGCGGAATCGTAAAACATGAATCAACAGAAAATAACCATCACAAAATCAAGTCTGTATTTTCGCGAGTGCAAGGCTTGCGGCTGCGTCACTTTGCACATTGGCAAGACCACGCCAGAGGTGCCGCAAGGCTCAACGTACAACGACTGCTTGCAGTGCCTGGTTGACGCGCACAGCGTGCCGGGCTTAAGCCGCTGGCATGATCCGAAAACTGGCGCACTATTAAACGCGCCACGCGGTAAGACGCCGCCAGTGGTGAAAAGTTGAACTATAAAGGATTGTTTTACAGTTCAGATAGTAAGGATTACTTATCATCTGAGCTGTTCGGGATTTCCGAACAGCTAGATTCAGCAGAGATAATACAAGAAAATCTGAATAACTATTGACATTTACTTAAGTATTTGCAACAATGAGACTGATTACATACTAGACACGCCCTCGCAAGAGGGGCCTATAAAATCCCTCGCCCGCGCGAAAGTCGGGAGGGGGATTTTTAATTCCTCGTACAAACAGAAAATCTTGTCAAGCCCTAAAGCACTAAAGGTCTTGCTGGATTTTCTCATAACGCACAACACCCTTGTCTAGCGATGGTGCTAGTTAGATTTGGGTTTAATTTTGGAGGGTTAACAGAGGTGACGACGCATCAATTGCAATCTCAATCTCAATTTAAAAGGTTTCCTAAAAGAAACCCCAATCTCAATACCAATTACAATTGTTTAGTTATGTCGGACGAAAAACAACCGATGGACAAGTGGCAAAAGACGCGGCGAGCTGAATCAATAGCATTTCAACTTTGCGACAAGTTTAACAATCACGACTACTTTTCGTTCTATTGCAAAGTAGCATTGAAATTGCCAGAATACAGAATTTGGCAATTAGTCGAAGAAGCTCAACGTGGACATCAGCCAGCGCGACTATTCTCATTTCTGTGTAAGAAAGCAGGCGTATGACGTTTGATGTTAGTAAAGCGAGGCGTAAGCTTGCCAAGCAAATTAATGAAGTTAGAGCTAAACGTAACCAGCAGAGATTATTCTCAAAAAGAGACGGCAACTGTAACCATGAGTGGAGACTATATAAACAGCGCCTTGGAATAGATCATAACCGACCGACGGGAGATATATACTGCGGTCCACCAGGTCCATATTTAGCGGTTTACGGTTGTACTAAATGTCATAAAAAACATTATGTCGATTTGAAGTATCTGTAGAATAATAATCTGGGGTTTAAGGTAATAGTAAAAATTTTAAGTCATTCTGAGGAGACTACAATGAACGCATCAATATCAACTATTACAACCTCTAAATCTACGGTAATCAATGAATTGTCGCAGATGAGCAATCTGTTTAAAACTGAATGCTATACAGAGAATATCAAAGAGCTCGCGTTTCAGTTCATTCATTACTCAGCCATCATTGAAGATATGTCACCCGACACAATATCAACAAGAGTAACGCGCCTTAGACAGTTTGTGGGATTTTGTGACAGATTCCATAAAACCAATATAACCGAGTTATCTATTAGATGGCTCGATTTCTATTTCTACGAATATCGAAAGAATCATGCCGCATCAACTACTAATGCAGCTAAACGTGTACTAAAGGCGTTTTTCAAGTGGTGTAGAGAACGCATGAACTTAGATTGCATTAACCCAAACCTCGTCAAATCACGCAAGAACGTAAAACCACGACCAAGATACATACAACATCGAATTATACAGTCTGTACTACAGAAAACAGCTGAGAGCGGCTATGAAAGGCAAGTAAATATGCTCATAGATTTTGCTTACGACACTGGACTTCGTATATCAGAATTATGTAGGACTAGCTACAATGATATCGACGGATTGAATCTGTATGTAAAGGGGAAAGGATCGAAGGAACGTACTGTTTTTTTAACGGAGCGCTTAAAATGCAAGTTAGAGGAGTTCGTAACTGACTACAATCGTTTTTACGGTCCGTTATTTAGATTGAATGATAAAACAGCTAGAGCTTGGATGCAGCGCACGTTCAAGGAGTACGCTAACATACATATGACGCCACATCAACTACGCCACAGTTTCGCTGTTCGCTTGCTTATATCTGGCTGCGACTTGATAACTATTCAGAAATTATTGGGACATAGCGATATCTCAACAGTTCAGATATACCTACAAATTAAAGATGAACTAGCAGAAAGTCAGTTTTACAAAGCTATGAAAAACGCTCAAGGCTATTGACATTTATGTCATTATTTGCTAGTATATAGACAGTCAGCGATGACAGAACATTGATAGGTTTTCAATTAGTTATTTCGCCTAGTTAACAGCTAGGCGAGAGAATCACTTTTCGGCAGAAATTGTTGTGGTGGACAATCGTAGTTATGGAAATGCTTACCTCACCTCTTTCCGCCGAGAATCGTGTGATTCGTGATTTTTGGGGAATTAAAATAGCCCGCGATGTGCGGGTTATTTTTTATGCATGTTTTCCTCAGAGTTTACATCGAATCTCATTGGTGCGGATGAAAGGACTTGAACCTTCACGCTCGAAAGCACATGCTCCTAAGGCTAGATAATTAAGCTTTCTTTTCACTTAGCGGAGGGAACTACGCACACCGCCGACAAGAGGCCTACAGCAGGCAAATATGGGCAATAAAGGCAAAAATGATATAAGAGTTCTAACTCGTTGTTTTTGTTTGTTATTGTACGGGGCGCAAGGAGTCAATTCTGGAGTCTAGGGCGGAGTCTAATTAATCAAATTGGATAAGTAAGATTCTCTACTCTTAGGGGGTAGCCGTTCTCAAGAACAAAAGTGATATAATTATAGTTGAAGTTCAAATAAGGGGTGGCAAACTAATTAAGCAAAAAAGGAATAACGCCTCATGAGTAAATGGGAAGATCGTATACAGAATAGTGCCACATATATTGCAGCCAAGAAATTATTAGCCAGGTTAAATGAGATAGACTCTGACAGTATGTCTCTTGAAGCAATCGATGATGTCAATCGGGCAAAATTGATCATTGAGCTTTTAGTGGATAGACTTGATTATACAGATAATCGTCTATTATCAGTATCAAGTATTGATAATATTGGCAGTTATCTCTCAAGTGTAAGTTCGTGTTTTGATAACTGGCAAAACACTCGCGATGATATGTACCTAGGTATTTCTTACATGAATGGATATATCGATAATATATTGTCATACATTACTTCGTTAACACCCGCTATGGATATAAAAGAAACTCGCAAAGCTATTGCGGGATTGAATAGGTCAGTCGGTCAATATAAGCGTACAGCAGCAAAAGAGATTGACAGTATATCCGCTAAAGGAACTACCGCAGAAAAGACCATTGACGAAAAAGTTACTGAAGCTAAAAACGAGTTTGAAACACTTGGTGTAAAAATAGATGAACTTAACAAAGATTTAAAAGATATAAAAGACTCGTCAAATAGCATATCTACCGAGCAGCAACTATCATTTACAAAATCTGAAAAATGTACGCAATGAGATGGTTAATAAATTTATCGAAGATCAGAAACGCACAATTGAAGAAGCATTTAGTAAAAAGAGTGATGAAGCCGATCGCATTACGGATGACATAGATAAAAAGCTAAACGCTACTGAGGCGAAGGCAGAAGATAGTCTTGCTAGAATAGATGAATTATTGAATATGGCCGGAGATAAAACACTAATCCACGATTATTCTAGTAGTGCTAAGGAAGATAAAATAGCTGCTTATGTATGGAGTGTAATAACAACGATTTTATTACTTATCATGTTAGTATTTTCTTGTTGGGTAGTTTATGAAATTATTCATACTAAGGATGCTTCATGGCAATTCTTAGTAGCTCGAGCATTTGTTATGCTATTTGCTGGGGGTATAGCAGGATATACAGCCACTCAATCAAGTGAACATCGCAAAGCACAACGAGCTAATCAACGAACAGCTCATCAACTTAAAGCACTAAAGCCTTATCTGCTAAGTATTGAAGGTGATGTAAAACTAAGAAATGAAATTATCAAAACAGTTGCATACCGAATATTCAATAATGAAGAGGATAATCAAGTTAAAAAGCCTAAAAGATTATTTAGAAGCAAAGAGGAAGCTCCTATTATGAGTTCGCAATTGATTGAGTTGTTATTAACTTTAGCAAAGAAAGATCTTGTTAAATAAAAAATGTTAAAAATGTGGTAATTTATTTTATCTACTGATATACTTATCTACAGAAATATTTCACAATATCAAATATGCGGATGTGGTGGAATTGGTAGACACGTATGCCTTAGGAGCATATGCCTCACGGCGTGAAGGTTCAAGTCCTTTCATCCGCACCAAGCATGTTAAAATTATGAGTCTCAATGGGCTCTTTTTGCTTTAATGATAAACTTAAAAGAGGCTAGCTACTACTATCATCGTCCCTTTGTTTTATTACGCTGTTTTTGCATAAAGTTTACTTAGACAACAAGGCAGTAAAGGAATCGCGGAGATGGACTATATAGTTCATCACTATGCTTGTAAGAGTTTTGCTGTAACAAGTATAGCCCATGAAGCATCTTGTAAGATTTTTCATTTTTCTTGCCCTTCCTTCTTGATTTTGAGCAATATAACATAATCAAATATCTAATATCTCAACAATTTCTCCATTGTGCTGCTTCAATTCAATCTTCCGAATTATTTCTTCTCCCAAATATTTAATAAAATCGCTTAATTCTGATGAAACTTCAAATATAATGTTG